CCCTACAGCGAAGGCGGAATCATCGCCACCGTAGTGGGCCACAACGACGACGGCGCCACGCTGGTGACGCAGCAAGGCTTCCACCGGGCGACATGGGGCTTTCTGGACGCCTACTGCGACGAAGCCTATATCGGCATCCCGGCCGATTGGCCCGCAGCGGACCGGCACTTCTACCGGGCGCGATTTGTGATTGATCAGGCACGGCAGAAGGTGGCGGCATGAAGCGACAAGACAACAGATCAGATTACATCCACTTTGACGTCGAGCGCCAACGCGGCGGGATGGTGGCAATACGTGTTGACCTTGGAAGGGACGAAGCCGGAAATGCCGTCATGGCGGCTGCCGGACCGGCCAAACACGTCCATCCCGACGATTATTCACCGCCGCTATTCGTGTTGAGCGAAGCCGAAGTGGCGCAACTCAGCATCGCGCTAATCCCGGCCACGGGGACGCAGGCAATGTTCTTTTGCTGTTTGCCGGATACGGGCGAATACGCCTCAATGCTGTTTGACGCGGCCGGTCGCCTCAACGTGGTCAAAGGCCAAACTATGGCCGAACTCCTTGAGGCGGTGGCAATGCACCTGAAAGCCGGTGATTGGCGCCTTGCGGGTGATTGGCGGCTGCCCGACGCTCGGCAATTCGAGGGAGCGCTGTAGTGGCCAAGCCAGGCAACAAGAACGCGGTAGGGAACAAGGGCGGTACTGGTCGCCCGTCGATCTACACGCCAGAACACGCCAAGTGGGCCGAAAAGCTCGCGCGGCTGGGTTCGACTGACGAAGAGATGGCGAACGCCTTGGAGATCGGCCTGACCACTTTTTACGAATGGAAACAGTCGAAACCTGACTTTTCCGAAGCCCTTAAAAAGGGCAAGGAGCTTTCCGACGCAGAAGTGGCGGACCGGCTGTTTCAGCGAGCGATGGGCTACAGCCACCCGGCCGTCAAGATTGTTGCTGACGCGAAGACCGGCGCCGAGCACACGGTGCACTACACCGAGCACTACCCGCCTGACACCGTGGCCGCGATCTTCTGGCTGAAGAATCGGCAGCGCGGCAAGTGGCGCGACAAGGTGGACGTCGCCAACACGCATTCCTTCGAGACAGAAAGCACCGAGGATTTGCACGAACGCGCAACAAAATTGGCTGAACGGTTCAAGGATTCCCCGAAAAGTGGGCTTTTGCCACGGGCGGGAAAGCAAGAAAGTAGCGATTGACCACAGCAACCCGCGAAGAACTGATCGAGTTCCTGGCGATCACGCAAGAGCTGGAGCGTAGGGCGAACGCAAGGGACCTGAGCAAGTGGTTCCCTGACATCGCGGACCACGCGAATCGCATCTTCGGGCGCACCGAATACCCGAAACACATGGCTTTCTTCAAGGCTGGCGCCGAGTTCAACGAACGAGCGTTCATCGCTGCCAATCGCGTAGGAAAGTCGGTGTGCGGGGGCTTTGAAACGGCAGTCCACGCGACCGGCCTTTACCCGCACTGGTGGGAAGGCTGGCGCATGGACAGACCGATTCGGGCGTGGTGCGCCGGCAAAACGGGCGAGACGACGCGCGACATCGTGCAAGTGGTGCTGTTCGGCCCGCCTGATGCGTTCGGCTCAGGCATGATTCCGAAGCGACTGATCGGCGAAGTCAAGACGCGGCCGAACACAAACGGCGCACTGGACTACGTGACCGTCAAGAACGAGGCGACCGGGAGATGGGGCCGCATCGGTTTCAAGTCATTCGAGCAGGGCCGCAAGGCGTTCGAGGGCACGGAACAAGACTTCATTTGGGGCGACGAGGAGATGCCGTCCGATGTCTACACCGAATGCCTGACGCGCACCGCGACCACAAACGGCCGTATCGTGCTGACCTTCACGCCACTCGAAGGCGTGACCGATCTTGTCCACCAATTCATGACTGACGGGGTGAAGCTTGCCTAAAGCCTACGTCGTCGCAGGATGGGATGATGTTCCGCATATCGATCAGGCGACTAAGGATGCCCTCGCTGCCAGTTATCCGCTTCATGAGCGCGATGTTCGGACAAAAGGCATCCCGAAACTCGGTTCAGGCGCGATCTACCCGGTACTGGATGAGGCGATTTCGGTAGCGCCGCATCTGATCCCGCCGCATTGGCCGCGACTCTGCGCGATTGACTTTGGCACGAAGAACCCGGCTGCCGTATGGGGCGCATGGGATCGCGACGCCGACATGATGGTCATCTACGACGCGTGGAAGGGTGACGGGCAGACGGTGTACACCACCGGGCAACACGCCGACATCGTGCGGTCGCGGGGGCTGTGGATTCCGTGCGCCTGGCCGCATGACGGCAAGGGCTCGGATCGTGGCAGCGGCACGCAGTTTGCCACAGCGATGCGTGACAAAGGCGTAAACATGCTGGCCGAACACGCGCAGCACGCCGAAGAAGGCATCGGCGAAGAGACGAAAACCGCGCTGACATCGGTCGAAGGCGGGCTGAAGTCCATCTATGACGCCATGATGGAGGGCCGATTCAAGGTTTTCAGCCACTTGTCACAGTGGTTTGACGAGAAAAATCTGTACCACCGCAAGGACGGCAAGATCGTCAAAGAGCGCGACCATTTGATGGACGCCAGTCGTTACTTGTGGATTTCCCGGCGATTTGCTCAACTCGCGCCCAACCAAACAACCGGGCGCCGTGAGCGGGCGTCCTGGAAGACGGTATGACAGAGCCAACAGAAAAAACCATCGACGACGCAATTGCGATGATTGAGTTCTTGCGGACGGACAGCGACAGCGGTCATTGGGGCGACATACAGGAGATGACCTTTGGTGAGCAGCGTGGCGACATCACGACAAACGTGTGTTTCTGTGTAGCCGTGCTGTGGAATGGCGCAGTAGTTACGGGGGCCGGAGTGATTACCGCACCGTCGTCTGCGAGCGTTGAGGACATCCGCCGCCAAACCGCAGAAATGGCAACCATTGATGCGCGGTCGAAGGTTCGGGCAATTTTGTCCAGCGAACGGTTTGGGTCGTTGGTGGATGCGATTGCAGATAGTCAGCGAGGTCAATGATGAGTGGCATCCTTGGCGTCGGCGGTCGTCCTATGTACATGGTCGGCGGCCGTGGCGCCCGCGAATCGGGTGTGCGTGGTGACATCGCCTGGTCGATGCAGTACATCAACGACGAGCCGGCGCTTTGCATGTGGCGTCGCAGCAACACACTGGGCGAGCAGATGCGACTGGGCAGTGGCAAGCGGGTCTTTGCGATCTGCCTGTCGTCGCTGTGGAAATACATCGATCATCGCGGCAATCTGGACGTCAAGACAGCAACGCTTGAGGCTATGCGCGAGGTCGTGCAGATGGGTTTCGGCGATCCCGGCAAGGCCCGCGGCGCCGTGCACAACATCATCGGCGTGATGGACGACAAGCTGGAGGATCTGCTGCGCATGAAGCCGCGTCCGGACGGCTACACCGACACGCTGGCACCTGAAATTCGCATGGGCGAATTCATCGTCAAAGACCAAAACACCGGCAAGGTGTTGCACGAAGGCGAGATTCGAGGATGAGGATTGCCAACGCTCGCCAGGGTTCGCGCATTGAGCCGGTCTATGGTGACGCGGCAAATGAGGACGGCCCAGCGCACCCGCTGGACAGCAACGAGTCAATCCAGAAGTTTTCCCGGCTGCGGGGTTACATCCAGTTCGAGCGCGACTATCAGGCCGAGAACCGCATTCTCATGGCACGCGACGAGGCGTACTACGACCACGATCAGCTGACCGCCGAAGAAAAGGCGATCCTTGATGCCCGCGGACAGTCAGACGCCGCGACCAACATCATCAAGCCCATCGTTGACTGGATGGTCGGCACCGAGCGCCGCATGCGCTTCGATACCAACGTGCTGCCGCGCGGCAAGGAAGATTCCGCACAGGCGGAACAGAAATCCAAGCTGCTGAAGTATCTGCAGGACGCCAATCGCTCGCAGTTCGAGCGGTCGTCGGCGTTCAGCGAAGCGACAAAAGCCGGGTTGAGCTGGGTGGAGGTCGGAGTCAGGCCGGATTTTGACGACGGCGAGCGACTGTTGAACCGGTTTGTGTCGTGGCGCAATGTCTATCACGACTCGATGTCGCGTCGCAACGATCTTGAGGATGCCCGCTACGTCGTGCGATTCCGCTACGTGGACCTGGACATCGCCGAGAAGTATTTTCCGGAGCGCGCCGCAGTGCTTGGGCGCGCCGCTGGCTATCTCGGCGACCGTCGATTCCAGTACGACGAGGACGACATCTACTACATGGGCGAGCAGATCAACGGCCGCCCGCTGGCAAGTGGCTATCGATCATCGCTCAATGGCATGCAGACCGGATGGATGGAGCGCAAGCAGGTCAAGCTCTACGAGGTCTGGTATCGCGAAGTGCAGATGTGCGACGTCATCACGCAGGGGCCGTGGAACGGCTGCGTGTTGATGAACACCGATGGCCCGCTGATGTACCTGGTCGAGGAGAACGGCTGGAAGGTCGAGCGCCGGATGAAAATGCGCGTCCGCGTGGCGATCATGACGGACTTCGACCTGTTGATGGACACCGACAGCCCGTACCGTCACAACCGGTTCCCCTACGTGCCGATGTGGTGCTACCGCAAGGCCAGCACCGGGCTTCCCTACGGTATCGTGCGCGGCATCATCGGCGAGCAGGACACGTTCAACAAGATGAACGCGAAGGCGATTCACGCGCTTTCGACCAAGCGGGTTGTCTACGAGAAAGGCGCGCTTGGCCCGGCGCAGTCAAACGAGTTGCCGACAGAGGTCGCGCGCCCGGACGCGATCATCGAGCTTGAGGCGGGCGGGCTCGGCAAGTTCCGAGTGGAGACCGATCACGCCGTGGCGTCGCAGGCCGTCGAGATGGCGCGGATCCACGAAACGCTTGCCCGCAACTCATCCGGCGTCACTCAGGAGAACCTGGGGCGCGGCCCGAACTCGCAGTCCGGCAAGGCGCTGTTGGTCAAGTCGGAGCAGGGCGGGCTGGTCACGGCCGAGGTTTTCGACAATCAGCTGCTGCACTCGCAACTGGTAGGCGAGCTCGAGCTGACCAACATCGAGCAGTTCTACACGCAGCGCAAGGTCATTCGCCTGCTGGGTGAGCGCGATGCCGCGGATTTCACCGTCATCAACGGCGGCGAAGAAGATAGCGACGAGTCCACCGACCCGATCACCGCCAGCCGGGCGGATTTCATCATTGCCGAGCGCGACAGCCGTGCCAGCATGCGCCAAGCGCAGTTCGAGGCATTTGGCGACATCATCGGCAAGGTGGCACCTTACGCGCCGGACGTGACCCGTGCACTGCTGGACGTGCTGGTGGATATGTCTGACATGCCGTTGCGCGAAACCGCAGTCAAGCGCATCCGTCAGGTCACCGGCCAACGCGACGAAAACGAGAAGCTGTCTCCGGAAGAGCAGGCGCAGATCGACGCCAACCAGCAAAAGGCGGAGATGGCCGACCGGCTCAAGATGGAAACCGCAATGGCGCAGCTTCGCAAGATCAACGCCGAAGCCGACAGCATGGATGCCCGCACGCTGAAAGACTCGCTGATGGCGGTATTCACGAGTCTCGAATCGGGCGCCGTGCTGAACTCGGCGCCGCAAGTCGGGCAGACCGCAGCCGCAATCATGGCGTCCGTGGACAAGCCCGGCGGCACCGACCCGATTTCCGTACCCGCTTCACCAGAACAACCGACGTCAGCAGGCTATGTACCCGTTGACATGCTGAAAACGCCCACACGATAGGAGCCCTACGCATGGCAGACACCGACGAACTGATGAGCGCCGCAGAGCGCGCGGCAATGGCGGAACTCAACGAGATGGACGCACCGGCCGCTGAAGACGCGCCGGAAGCGCTGCCTCCCGCCGAAGAGAAGCCGGAGCCCGCGACCGACAAGGCCGACAAGCCGGAAGAAACGCCGAACGCAGACAAGCCGGCCGAAGCGCCGGCGACTGAGCCTGCTGCGCCGCCCGTGGCGGAAGCACCGGCCGCGCCAGAAGCGCCGGCTCTTGCCGTTGATCCGGTTGCCGAAGACGTGGACGACGACGAGCCGGTTTATCTGCCGGTGACGGATGTCGCGCCGCTCAAGGAAAGTCTGACCAAAGCGGAAGCCGACCTTGAGGCGATCGCGGCCAAACTGGATGCCGGCGACATTTCGGCGTCTGAGGCTTTCCGCGAGTCGAACAAGCTCAATGCGCAGATCGCCGAACTGCGGGCTGACATCAAGGGCTCTGAGCAAGCCGTCAAGGCCAACCAGGCGGCGGCCGAGCGCTACGTCGATCGCAGCTTGAAGCGCTTCATGACGGACGACGACAACAAGAAGCTGTACCAAAAGGATTCCCCGGCATGGAAGGCGATGGACGCCGCACTGAAAACGGTCAGCGCAATGCCGGAGAACGCGACCAAGAGTTACGCATGGATGTTGCGCGAAGCCGACCGCATTGCACGCGCAATGGTGAACGCGCCGCGCAAGTCTGCCGAAGCGCCCGCAGCACAGGCGCCAGCGCCGACCCCTGCCAAGCCGAAGCCGACCGCTGATCGCACCAAGACGACACCGGTTCCGGTCACGCTGGCGTCACTTCCGGCTGCCGGGCAAGAGGCGGTTGAAAGCGAATTTGCGTACATCGACAACCTGTCAGGCGTGGAGCGCGAGAAGGCGATTGCCAAGCTCAAGCCCGAAGAGTACGAACGCTATTTGGCGTGCGTGTATTGAAGACAACGAACGTTACTTGTCTCTAATCTAAAGACGTGCAACGATCCATATACATCGATCTCGAACCGGGTCAATCCGTCGGGGTCAACGGCGGCAAGGTTCGCATGACGCTCGAACAAAAGAGCGGGCGTCGCGCGAGACTTAAAGTCGTGTTTGATGACTCGCAGAGCATCGAGGCTCCGCGCGCTGTAGCAGGCGCAGCGGCGCTTGCGGCGAAAGGGTTGTCAGGGATGTAGACGCGGCCCGCGCAGGG